TTTTTTCGTTGGCTTTAAGTTCACCCGGCATCGGAGCTAGTGATGTCCAGTTTGTCATCTTCTTTTGATTTTCCAAACCCTTTTGGATGTAGGCTCTTTCAGCTTTCAATCTTTCGATTTGTTTCTTTAAAAGCTCTATAGAAGATTCTTTTTGAGCATCACTCATCGCGTCCATCTGCGCAAGACTTAACGCCATTACTTTGTTAAACTCATGCTGTTCTTTACGTGCACTTATTATTTTAGAAATATAATTACCTAATGCCGCAACCGCAGAAACTAGCAAGCCTATTACCGCACCAATTACTGAAGCTTTTAATGCCATGTTAAACTTTTGAGTTGCTGAAGCCGCGAGGAAAGCCGATACTTTAACAGCCGCGTACGCTTTAGCTTGTGCGAATAATCCGGCTGTCATAGCGTATATTGATTGCATCAATCCGCCTGCCGCAAACAATGATCTTAGAGCCTGATAAGCAGAGATAAAAGACATTAGTGCCTTTACTCCTACAAGCAGTCCGACAAACGCACCGGCAAACAAAACCGAAAGACCAGAAAAAACAGATAGCAGCCCTTTGACAGTTTTGCTTAATCCGTTAAACCATTTTGTTAAACTAACCGCACCTTCCGCAAGTGTTTGAAGTAAAGGGATTAACGGAGTTATTACTGAGTTCATAAATGCAAAGAATGATTGCTTTAAATCGTCTATTGTATCTCCGAAAACAACGCCTGCGTCAACGTTCTCGTCACTCATTACAAGTCCGAGTTCATGCGATCTATCTATAAGCTCTTGAATAGTTCCGGCTTGACCGTTTAGTATCGGCATTAGTTCAGTCCCCGCGCGCCCGAAAAGCTGTTCAGCAAGCAAAACCTTTTGAGTCCCGTTTTCCATAGCTTCAAGTGAAACAAGAGCTTCCTTCATGACATCATCTTGATTTCTGAGTTTGCCAGTTGCGTCTGTTGCTGATATACCTAATTTAGTAAATACGCTACTACCACCTTTTGCCGCGCTTTCCATTTCTGCGCGGAAAGCTTTCATCCCCATTTGAAGAACGCCGATTTCTATTCCCGACTGCTTGAAAGCATAGTTGAGTTCTTGAAACGTTTGACGGCTCATGCCTATTTTCTGAGATAGTTTGTCTATTTCGTCGGCATGCTGAGTAAATTTGAATAGAGCAACCCCCGCCGCACCGATAGCCGCCGCCGCAACCGTAAAAGCTTTATTCATCTGCTGCTCGGCGGACTCTAAAGAATCCTTAAGGCTATCAAGCTGTTTATCAAGACCGGACAAATCTAGCTTTGTGTCAATGACTATACTGCCGTCTGCCATCTTACCACCTATCAAGCGCGGACTGGATATTGTCGCCAGTGTCGAGCCTATATATATTTTTAAGTTTCATTATCTGCTTTTTATATTCTGCTGAATCTTCTTTCTTGAGTTTCTTCCCGCGAATGTCGATTACTTGCATTAACTTTGTCTTTTCAGGTATAGCGTCAAATAGCTCGCGAAAAACAAACCAGTGCATATCAGTATTGCGTAAGTCTATATTGTACGTTTCCCAAAAAGCCGCGAAAATACGCCCGTGGTCAGCGTTATAATCAAACACTTTCGCGCCTGAAGATTTCTCACCTTTTTGCGAATCATAACATATAAATGTTTCGATTTCTTCCCAAAGATTTTCAACGTGTGGGATTTTGCCGTTAAAAAATAATTTGATTGTCAAACGTGTCTTTTCTTCTTCATTCAAGTCTTGAGCTTCAAGCACGCGGAAGAATTTAAGCACTGTCTTAAAATCAGTGTTAACGATAATGCCGGAGTATGCCTCCGGCTTATCTATTATGACGTTAAACTTAGGCATAAGCCTTGAGCCTCTCGTCCCATTTGTTCCTGATTTCTTCAGTAATGCACTTCGTTAGCTCAATCATGCAGAAAATATTCTGTTCGAACGCTACATAAAGAAAGTCAAACGCGCCATCACCTAGCGTAAAGTCAACATACTGTTTGATGTTTGCTTTTGCTTCGTCCAGGTCTGAACCTGAGAAGTTCTCAAGATTCTTGACAACGGCGTTTCCCTTATCCATAATTTCGCGGAAAAACTTTTCAGAACCAACGTCTATTTTGTACGACTTGATTTCAGAACCGTCCTCTTTAGAAATTACAAACGGAAAACTTGTTGACTTAAATACAAAACCTGCCATAAACTACTCCTTTTTAATTTATGATTAAGATTTTTTGATGTCGGTTGTTGCTAATGCTACCTCGTAGTACTTGACAACGTGCTTGTATGGGCTCAATTCATACATACAAAGAAACTGACCTGCTGTCGCCGCGATGTTTGCTTCTGAAGTATAAGCGATATAGTTCTCTGCGTAAGACCCGCCGTAAACTGTGCCCTGTGTTGCGGATTTAAGCTTGTAAGCAAGAGAGTTCCCACTTCCGGCTGTAGCTTTAAATGAAGTTGTTCCCAGTACTGTTCCCGGAGCTACTGTAGCCTCAAGGGCTGTTGCTGCTGTTGCCGGTGTTACTGTCGGTTTGCCGTTTACGTCAATACCGAAAGATATTTCTTTCTTGCTTGCCGCGTCTCCACCGCCAAAGTCAATGTCAACTACGGTACAGTTCCCGGTTTTCTGATTACCCTTCATGTCGGTGTATCTGAACTGTGTCTTTCTGTTGTCTCCAAGTTCGTGTTCAATCGAAGCGATCCAATCCTGCGCCGCGTCGCCGTGAACTCTATGACCAGAGAACGCAAGTGTGAACTGTGCGCCGATGATTTCAGACTCTGCGTATCCATCGCCGTCAAGATAATTTGTCTGGTCTTTAGACTCGTTATTTGACGGATCTGCGCTTGTGATACCCGCCCCTATTCTTGACCAAGTTGCTGTTCCTGATTCAGGGGTTGTATTGATTTCATACAAACTCTGATAATTCAGTTCAAAAATTTTTGGCATTCTTATGCCTCCTTGTTAATATATTCTAGTTTAAAACTCGCCGTCCATACGTGCTCGGATGCTGTAGTTTTTTCTACATACACCGGCACGGTTAACGCTTCGCAACTCGCTATCATTAAAGCGTCTGTTATATCAATGTTCTGTAAGTCCAGAACGTTAATAATCGTATCTAATTGATTCCTTGCTGTTTGCTGATTTTTACTTTTCGCGAAATACGAAAAATTTAGAGTTCCAACCCGCGTTCCGTCAAAATACCTTGTCTCTATTGATGACGGTTCAGTCCTGACCATGATTTCTTCACTCACACCGCTCCAAGCGTTTTGAACTATCGGCGCGTACGGTGTGGTCTTAGTTTTAAGCCATGTATTGACTTCACTTATTATATTCAGCATTTGCCAGTTTTACCCATTCCTTTTTTTTAAGTGCCTTTGCTACTTCAAACCATTTTTGTCTTGCATTCGGATTGTAAGTTAAGGTTTTCATCGGCGCGTCATAATACTGCTTTCTTGCATATTTGATTTTCCACTCAATCACGCCCGTTCCGATCTTTGTGGCATCTGAAGAGTCGCGCAAGTCCCCAGTGATAAACGGCACATAATAGTTTGAGTCTTTCAGCACTTGCGCATCAAGAGCCCGTTGCGCTTTCTCAAAGTTTCCGGACAATCTTGCTTTACATTTTCCTGTGTCAAATATCACGCTCATTTTAATGCGACCTCATAATGATGAGGCGAAAAGTCTTTGACTTCTCTTATTTCGTATGATTGCCCTTTGTGTGTTATCTTATCGTATTTGCTGAACGTCTGTCCTTTCGGCGATGAATTAACACAATCAAAGTATAAAGTTAAAACATCATCTTTCATCTCGCCGAGAGACTTTAACGCTGAAGCCTTAACCGGTTCGCATCTTATCGCGCTTAACGGCGCGGACGCTGTGATAGTATCGTTTCCGTACTCGTCTTTTGTAACGCTGTAATGTGTGCCGGAATGGATTAGTATTATCTTTGGGATTTGCCGCATATGATGATAGCTCCCGTAAAGAATGATGTCATGTATAGATATTTGAGTGCATTATCGCAAACGTATGAATTTTGATTTTTCTTTCCGCCGCCCGAAATAGAGAAAGCACCAAGAGAAATATTCTGAAAGTCTTGGTCGTCTTCACCGTGTACAGCATAAGACTCCGCCTGTGCGCAGTTTGCCATTTTAACAAAGTTTTGGTCTGTTGCGTCAAGTTCTGAAAATGTAAAATTATAATTGCATATTAAGTCTATGTCATTAGACGCTTTAGTCAATAGTCGTGTCAATTCAGTGTCGTCGCTTACTGCCGACCCCGCGTAAGTGCCCCGGTAAAAAGTATTGTCTGCGTATGGCATTATGTAGTCCTCGCTAAAGGATTTGTCTGTTGCGTGATACGACCTTAAATACAACGCCCGCATCGTCATTATCAAGTTTGAGCACGCCCGTGTCATTAGCTGACATGCTCATTCTCGGTTCAAGTTCAAATAGTCGATTAAACGAAGCCGACTCTATCAGTCCATAAGTACGGACATAATCCGCAGTGAGAAAATCACATTCTTTAAGTCTGTCAAGAATCGGCTTTGTCATTATTATTAATCCTTAGCCTTAATAGA